CTTGTCCGACATCTTGTTGCCGATCGCCTCGGCCGCCGGCTGCGCCTCGCCGGCCGTCGCGCGCGCCTTCAGGATCTCGTGCGCGACCTGATCGACGTTCAGCCCGCGCGCGATGAACTCGGGCGCCTTGTCGACCATCTCGTTCCGAGCGCACATGCGGATGATCTCGGCGCTCTCCTTGTTCCGCGCCTCGGCCGTCACCTCGACGGTCGCGGTCGCGGGCGCCTCGCGCGTGCTGCCCTCGGCTTCCCCGCCAGCGGGCTTGACGTGTGTCGTCTCCGGCATTGCTCGCTCCTCCTTGGCGGGATGCCCGCCGCTCGTGCTGCCCTCCGGTTCGCCTTCGGCTGAACGACCGAAACCGACCGCCACGTCCGCGGGCACGCTGACCGGAGAGACCTCGGCCGGCTGCCAGCGGGTGATGCGATAGACGTCGATCGTGCGGTCGCGGCCCTTCTCGTCCTTGCCGATCACGCGCTGATCAACCGTCCAGTCCTTGATGTAGTAGCCGACCGAGACCGTCGTACGGATCTCGTCGACGACGTCCTGCTCGATCTCGCGCCCAAGCGTGCTCTTGCTGAAGCGCGCCCAGCCGCGCAGCACGTTGTCGGAGTCGACCCGATAGGATCCCGGCTCGATCACTCCGGCATGACGCGTCCGGTCGTGATCGACGAGCACCGCCATGCCGCGCAACATGCGCGTGAAGTCGATCTCGTCCTTGCCGTGACCGAGGATCTCGATCCCGAACCAACGCTCGATCTCGTTCTCGCTCGAGATCGCGACTTCGTACAGCGTGCGACCCTGCTCGTCCTCCTTCACCTTCAGCCCACGCGCGACGATCTCCTCCGGCTTCACCGCGCGACACGTGAGCGCGAACTCGGCGAAGCGGAGCTTGCTGAGATCCTCGCCGGGGAACTTCTTACGCGTGCCCATTGTGAGCCCCCTCCGATTGCCTCGAGAACCTCGGCGCGCGCGGTCTTGGCTTTCTTCTTCTTGCCGTCGCTGTCGTCGTCCTCGTCGTCCTCCTCGTCGTCGATCGGCGCCGGCGGTTTCGCCTCGATCGTGATCCCGAGTTCCGCCGCGCGGTCCTTCTCGTACTTCAGTTGCTCGAACACCTCGTCGACTTCTTCGGGGCCGCCCTCCGCGAGAACCGCTTGCCGCGAGGTGAGACCGGTCTGGATTCCCGCGATAGCGGCTTGCATGTCCTTGAGCGGGTCGACCCATGCCCAACCCCGCGGCGAGAACTTCACCGCGCGGAGCTTCGTTTCGTCGCGCGTGTCCACCTTCACCGCGCCGGCGAGGAGCGCCATGTTCAGCCACTCGCGGTACACCGGGCGGAGGAACGCGCAGACCCACCAGTCCTGCAACGCGCGCCAGTTGTCGCGCTCGTCGAGCAGTCCCGCGCGGATCGAGGAGTAGTTCACTCCCTCGAGATCGTTCGCGAGCGGGTTGTACGCCGTCCCGAGTCCGCTCGAGATGCGGCGAAGCTGCTCCTTCGTGAACGGCCCGTACTGCGTGTTCGGGTGTTGCGGGTCCCACGGCTGAAACTCGTAACCGTCCGGTGCGAAGTCGAACGTCCCGGGATTCGCCTCGGTGCGGATCTCGCCGGTCTTCGGATCCTCGACGGGCTCGCCGGTCTGGTGCTCACCCTGGCGCCGCTGGAAGAAACCCATCTTCGAGGCGCCGAGCCGAGCCGCGACAAGCTCCGCCTCGGCGTATCCGTCGAGCATGTGCAGCGACAGCATGACGGAGATAAACCACGTGAGCCCGCGCGTCTGATTCACACGGTCCGGGTCGTAGAGGTGAAGGATTTCTCCGGCCGGGATCCGGATCTGCTCGCGGCGCCCCATGCTCGAGCCGAACCACTTGTCGGGCTTGTTCCACGCGTGGTACGCGAGCGGCCGCCCGAAGGAGTTGACCTCGACGCCGAGCCGGATCTCGTTCACGCCGTCGTCGGCCGCGCGGTTCAGCATCTCGTCGACCTGATCCGGGTCGATCGCCTCGAGCGCGAAGCGGAAGCGGTTGCCGTCGAAGTTGAACCACTTCCGGACGAACACCTCGCCGTCACGCGCCACGGTCTTGAGGCACAGATTCGAGAACCGCGTGAGCGAGAGCTTGCCGTCGATCGTCGGATACTCCGCCCACTCGGCGAAGCCGTCCTCGAGACGCCCGTTCAAGAGCGTGTTCGGCTTGCCCGAATTGTCGCGGATCTGCGCCTGCACCTTGATCCCGTTCGGACCGATCACGTTCACGGCGAGACGGCGGAGGTAGGAGCGCACGTACGGGTTGTTCCGCTCGAGGTCCCGCGCACGCGCGCGGAGACGGCGCATGTTCCACCGGATCTCGTCGTCGGGATGGAGGAGGGTCGCGGTCCAATCCTCGGTGAGCCGGTTCAACTGCGCGCCCTTGAACGTGTCGGCGCGGGCTCCCGAGAACGCGGCCCACGCGCGGCGCGCGCGCGTCGGGAGAAGCTCGAGCATCGCGGCGCCGATGCGGTCGCGCAGCGTGCGCCGGCTCATTCGCCGCTCGTCCAGGGCGGGAGACCGGATTCGGCGCCGACGCCGGTAAAGGCGGCCCGGACTTGTGGGCCGAGCCGTCCGGGTCGCGCCTCGTTCCGCACGGCCATCCGGAGCGACGCGCGGAGGTCGTACAGATCACGGAGGCTCATCTTCATGATGTTGCGGGATCCGACCGAGTACGACTCGATCACGTCGACAGCGGTTCCGCCGATTCCGAGCCGGATCGAGATCGCGGCCTCGACCGCGGCGAGCGCCTTCGAGTTGAACGACTGGAGCGAGCCCGGCGTCGCGACGGCGAGGTTTGGGAGCACCTCGAGCACGCCGGAGTCGGCGACGTACGACTTCCCGCCCTTCGTGACCCGGTACTCCCACACGTAATTCCCGGGCGGGATCCCGGCCGTGTTCGCGTTCGTGAGCGCGACGGCGAACGAGAGCCCGTCGACGTCGGCATCGATCGAGAGGAAGCCCGGCCCCGCGATCAGGAGCTTGAGCGTCCACTCATTCGCGGGGAACTCGGCATACGTCAGCGTGAAATCGTAGGCGGTTCCGCTGACGATCTGTTCGGGGAGCGCGGTCAGGTTCTCGTGCACGGCGCGGAGGAAACAACGGCGCCGGCGTCCCGGCCATTTGATTTTGCGTAAAACGACCGGGCCGCCCCGGATCCCTACGGAGCGGCCCGTCGATTCCCCGGCTCGCTTGTCGTCCCTGGCGGACCACGTCCGTGCGGTCGCGAGCGCGGGAGCCCTAGCGCGGTCGCGCGATCAGACCTCCGATCGGCGCCGGTTTGATCACGTCGAGCAGATCCAGGATCGCGACGTTCGAGAAGTTGCTCCGGTTCCCCGCGTCGTCGACGGCCACGATCACGAAGTAGTACGCGCCGTTCCCGAGCCCGGTCACGACCGCGGAATCGACGACGCCGGCGGCCGCGGGAATCGGCGTCGAGATCGCGCCCGCGGCGTTCCACCAACCGAGCGTGTCGGTCCCCGCGATGTTCACCGACTTGTACCGGAGATCGTAGCGCGTCGCGCGCCCGACCATGCCGTCGTCACCCGGCGCCGTCCACAGAAGCACCGAGTCGCGCGCACTGGCGTTGCCCGCGCATGCGAACACGGCCGCCAGCGCGGCCGCCGCAATCCATCGCTTCATCGCTCCTCCTTTCGGGACCTACCCTCCAACGCTTCGGAACGCGACGTCGCCGACCTTCGGCGCGCGCTCCCACATATCCTCGATCATATCCTCGATCGAGCGCAGGCCGACGACGAACTCGAACGGCGCCTCGCCGGCAACGTCGAACGACGTGCTCTTGATCAGGAACTGCACGACGCCGCGCCGGTGATCGTACCGCACATCGATGATCTCCGCGCCGGCGATCGGGTCGAGCGGATACGCGCAGCGCACGCCATGCTCGAGCGCATTCGTCACCAACCCGTCCGACACCTCCAGGATTCTAACGGCCATCCGTCCTCCGCTTCTTGCGCTTCCGGTTCGCAGCCTCCGCACCCTGGCGCGCGATCGCGCTCCGCCGCTTGGCCGAGAGCTTCTTCGCTCGAGCCTTGCCGCCCTTGCTCGCACCGCGCATCCCCAGCGCTCGCGCCGCCTTGCTCGCATCCATGCCGGTTCCCCCGATGTCAATCCCGAACCAAACTTCATCTCCGCCGCGCGCACCCGGCGGAAGTCAGCGGCCTGCTCGGCGTAAGTGCGGGCCGTCGTCGCTGCCTCGGAGCCTACCACCTCGCGAGCAGTGCTCCGTCGACGGACGGCCCGCGGCGCCACGCCGGCGTCGCACGCTTGATCCGCGTCTCCTCGAAGACGTGCCACACGAACGGCCAGGCGAAGCTGGTCCCGACGAACTCGTATTTCTCGCCGCTGATCGGATGCCCCGTCCCAAAGACGTCGAAGACGCGGACCTCGCGATCGACGGACGGCTCGACGAGCGCCCACATCGTCAATTGCCCTTGCTGATCGGCCACGTGAAGCGGCTTCGCTCCGATCGGCATCTCGACCTTCATTCCTCCCGATCTGAAGCGGGAACTTCCACACGGCCCGACTCCGTGCCACTGGAGACCTCCTCTCGTTCACCGTCTAACGCGTGCTCGTCGCACACGACCTCGAACGCCGGCGCGTCCTGGCCCGGCTCCCTCCTCGAGCGCATCCACAGATCCCGCCCGTCGCAGTCGACGCGAGCGCACCGCGCGCCCGCCGCGGCCGCGTCGCCGAGCCGGTGCCACGGCCCGACCTCGGCCGCGCTCACCGCGTCCTCCGCGTGAAACGCCGGCGCGCATCCTGCGAACGCATCCGGTTGAGGAGCATTCCGATTGCCAGCGTGCAGGCGTCGCAGCGACGCCGGCGCGCGGCTTCGGATCCACACTCGACCCGGACCGCGGATCCGTAGTCCGGGCTCCGACCACACAGCGCCGGCGCCGGATAGCCGACCGGCTTCGCCGGGATCCAGTGCGAGCGGCTCCAGCCGTCATGCTTCACCGCAACCCACTGCCCCGCGATGATGTCCTCGCGCGTCGCGATGCCGGGGCGGAGGTACAGCGAGACTACCGCGAGACGCCTCACGCCGTCTTCGCCTTCTTCATCTCGGCCGCGAGTAGCGAAGTTGCGTTCACGTGCCCCGACCGGACCTCGAACTCCTGGCGCTTCCGCCGCGCCGCGGCCGTCGCGACGCGCTCCGCTTCGACGAGCCCGTGAAGCTCGTCGATCTCCGCGTCCGTCACGAGGTCGCCATGACAGACGATCGTCGGCGACACGATCGCCTCGGCTGAACCGTCCGGCATGTCGAACATGAACGTATCGCGGCGCGTCGCATGCCGGCGTCGGAGCACGGCGCGCGTGTATCGGCCGTGATGCGCCAGGAGTACCGGAATCGCGCTCTCCGTGCGCCTCGACTGGATCGCCTTCTTGAGCATTGCCTTCAACTCGTCGACGTTCCGCGCCAAGAACCCCTCGTCCCCGATCCGCGCCTCGAGCCACAGCCCGCGCGTCAGCGTGACGGGGATCGTCTCTCCGAGCACCTCGATCGACCTCTGCTCGCTCAATCGTCACCTCCGCCGTTGAGTCCCTCGACGACCTTGTCCCACTTCTTTGACACACCCGACAGGAGCCCGCGCGCCGTCTTCTGCCGCTCGAGCGCGGCGTTGAATCCCTGCTCCTGGTACTCAGCGATGATCACGTTCGCTTGCTTGATCGCGGCGAGCTTTCGCGCGCCGAGGTTGATCTCCTGATACTGGATCCGCGGCAATGCGACCTCCTACCGAAGCCCGAGCAGCGAGCGGAACAGTCCCGCCCAAATGCGAATCGCGAGGAACCACAGAAGCCGCTTCACGACGCGCTCCGCTGTCGATTCAACATCTCGCGTGCGACCCATCCACCGACCGGGACGTGCCAGTTGCAATACTCGCGACCCTGAAGGCGCCACTTCGCGTTGTACGGGCACGGCCCGCGGCCGCGCGAGAGCTTCTCACAGCATGGGATCCGCACGTGCTGCGAGAGCTTCTCGATGATCCCCCAGCGCTGCGCGGCGCCGGCGACGACCTCATCGCGGGTCGCGTGACCGCCGATCGGCTCGCCCCTCGAGTCCCATCCGCGCGGGCTCATTCGTGGTATCCCGCGGCGTGATCGTACGCGCCGCGCGGCGTCCCTGGCGTCGGAGTCGGCTTATTCAGCGCGTCGCAACATCTCTGCGCCGCGCGCTCGGACCGGTGCTCGTGAAGGCACGACGCGCCGGTATCGTTCCAAGCCTTCCATCCCATGCCGCCGCGGACGTGAATCTGCACCGGCACGAACCGCCGGCCGCGGGCGATCCGCTCCATGTCCGCGCGGAACCGCTCGTGATCCTCCGGGCTCCGCCCGATTCCCTCGTGATCCTTCGCCTTGTTCACCTCGACCTCCTTACGCCGCTTTCGCGACGACCGCGCCGACCTGGACGACCGGCCGGTGCGTCGCGAAGAAGTCCGCCGCGTCGACCCACACGCGGCAACCGTCCGAACCGAGCACCTCAACGCGCGAGACCTCGACCCGCTTCACCGTGACCGTCTCACCCTTCGTCACGTTGCGGAACCGGTCGCCAACCTTGATCGCGTTCATGCTCGCCTCCGTTTCGATCCCCGGCCGCCAATCGGCCGGACGCCGACTATCCATTGCAGCGTTGATGCCACTGCTAACCCGTTGCCGCGACGTCGAGCCGCGATGCCGGCGCCGGCGTTCCGCACGCCGCGCAATTGCATCGTGCACTATGCCGCGGCCGCCTCTTTGATCCGCTCGAACGCCGCGACGACCTCGTCCAGTCCTTCCGCCTTCAGCCGGACGCGGATTCTCCGGGCCGCCGGCGATGCACAGCACGGCAAGCCGGGCCGCGTCCTGATCCATCCCGGGCGCCAGGGTCGCGGCCGCGTGACGAAGCTCCGCCAGGAACCGCCCGCCCGACTCCGTATCCATCGAGAGCCATTGCTCGACGTATCCCGCGACCCACACCGCGAGCGTCTCGGGCCTCACGACGCGCTCCGCTGGCGTTGCCACTGCCAACCTTCCATCGCCGGCCCGCGGCGCACGCGCCCGAGCACCTCGAGCAGCCGGCCGAGCCCGAGCACGAACGCCGTCGCCAAGACGACGCACACGAGATCCCGCGCGAGCCGCTTCACGCCGCAACCCGCTCGGCGATCGCCTTCGCGCCGTCCGCCGTCGCCGCGGTTCCAAGCTCCGCCGCACCGTTGCCGACGCGACGCTCCGCGACCCACACCTTGCGACCGCGGCTCCGCCACACCGCGAGCCGTCCGCCCTCGCCGCTGCGCGAGATGAAGTGCTCGCCCTCGACCTCCGGGACCTGGACCCACTCGACACGCTTGCTCATCGTCGCCTCCTGTTCGCCGCGGCGCCGCCGATCGGCGCCACGCTCGAGACGTATTGCAGACGACGTGCCGGGCCGTAACTCCGCGCCGCCTCGCGCGCGGCCGGGCACGGGGCGCGGCCGCGCGTGCAGCTTGCAACGCGCACGATTGCGGAAGTGACGCCCGCGGCCGACGCCGAACGAAGGACCGGGAGGGACCTCGACGACGTCGGGCGCGCGGAGCGTCACAGACGCGAAAGCGTCGCGTACAGCCTCACCAGCGTGACGACCTGCGGGTCCCCGGCGTTGAATCTGTCGCGGAACCAATTCCACGCCTCCTCGCACGCGGCGCAAAGCTCGACGCGCTCCGGCCGCTTGCCGGGAACCTTCAGGACCGAGACCGCGGGCGCCCGCCTGCATCGATCGCACTGCAGTACGTCGCGAGGATCGCCGCGAGCACGGCGTCGAACCGCTCGCGCGCATCCTCGGAAGGAGCGACCGCGACGAGCCACGCCGCAAGGTTGAGCGCGTCCGCTTCGGTGATTCCGCCATGGGCCGCCGACAGGTTCAGAGTGCCGAGTCCGACGATCGCCACGCGGTCGCCGAGCGCGCCGACGAGGAACGAGTTCGCGACGCGAGGTTGTACCTCCGGGAGCGCCGGCGCCTGATCGGCGTAGTCGTTCCAATACTTCAGGAACGACGCGCGCAGCCGGCGGAAGTTGTGCGGGTCCGCGTAGCGGAACGCGCCGGCGAGCGCCTTCACGAACGATCCGCCGTGCTCCTCCATCCGGCGCACGACCTCCCAGCGCTGCGGGTCCTCGGCGTCGTTCGGCATGATGCCAGCCTCGAGCATGCGGTCCTCCTCGATAATCCGGCGCGCTGCGAGCGCCTCGGCTTGCTCGTCGAAACCGTCCGCCAGGAGCGCCGCTTCGATGTGCTCGGCCGCGAGCGCGAACGTGTCCGCCGTGATCCCCGCGAGCGCGCGGAACTTGAATTGCTGGTACGCACCGAGCGCCATCCGATCGGCGACCGGTTGCGGATGCATGGTCGCGAAGTAGTGCGCCAGGATCCCGAGCGCCAGTTGCGCCGGGCCGCTCCCGCCGTATCCCCACTGGAAGCCGTCCGGCGAGTGATTCATGAGGTCGTTTCGCGGCGGGAGCGGTCGCATCGCGCGGACGTTCGCGGGTCCGCCTTCGGGGCCGCGCTCGCCGACGTATACCGTCGA